AGCGATTTAAGCGAGAAACAGGAATGGCTCGACCTATGGAAGGTGATTTATTATTTCTTCCGTTGAACAGGGGTCTATTTGAAATTAAGTTTGTAGAACACGAGAACCCCTTTTATCAATTAGGCAAATTAGTCTCCTACCAAATGACTTGCGAACTTTTCCAATACAGCGAGGAAAAGATGGCTACGGGTATACCCGAAATAGATGCGGTAGAAGAGGTTGCCTTCAAACTTCAACTCTCATTAGGAGTATCAGGTGGAACAGGAACTTTTACAACAGGCGACTTCGTATATCAGCCTTCGGGTGGGGCGACTTCGGGAGAATTTTCGACGGCGATTGCAAAAGCAACCGTTTATTCTTGGAACCCGCAGCAACCGACAAGCATTGTTCTTATGGATCCGATTGGTGGCTGGAGTCTCACGGGAGGATATGTGACCAAGTCGGACAAATTGGCGTATTATCCAATAACGGCAACAGGAAGCAGCGAAGCATTCGGAACTCTAATCGATCATTCGAACGAGATAATACAAACCGAAGCAGATATCTTTATGAACTTCGATGAGACCCATCCATTTGGAGAACCATAACCATGTTTGATTACTTCTATCATGGTACGGTTAGAAAAACAGTAGTGGCTTTTGCCAATCTGTTCAACAATATTCATATTGCTCGTTATGATACCGCAGGAGGAAACGATGCAAGAGGAAATGAAGTTGAACGAATCAAGGTTCCTATTGCTTATGGGCCTCGTCAGAAATTTCTTCGCCGTCTTGAGCGAATTGGTACTGACTTCGATCAAGCAAAGGTAAAGTTAGAAAACTATCTACCCCGTCTGTCTTTTGAGATGACGGGCATTTCGTATGATGCTTCTCGTAAGTTATCTACAATGAACTCTACGGTTTCGTATTTGAGTTCTACTCAGGCAAAGCGTAGATACGAGAGAGTTCCGTATAATATTGATCTTTCATTAAGTATCTTAGCGAAGAACACAGACGATGCTCTGCAAATATTTGAACAAATAATACCATATTTTCAACCTGAATATTCACTTACGGTGGATATGAATGATACCGATCCTTCGGTAAGTATTCCTATTGTGTTTAAGAATGCAACTTTGACCGAAGGAGATGATGGTAGTCAGGGTGATTACGGAACAAGAAAAGTCACCATTATGGCTCTTACCTTTGTGGCAAAGATTTATATGTACGGCCCAATCAAAGATATCAGCGTCATTCGCAAAGTGGAAGCAAATATTATTCCTTCTTTGCCCACGGGTCTTACTTCAGGGTACGGACTATCAGGAACCAATGTTCGCATAAGCGCACAAGCAGTAACAGGTGCAACAGGATTTATTTTTGGCGCAACAGGACAAGCAACTATAACTATAACGCCATTCTAAAGGATTCATTATGAGTGATGTTGATGACAATTTATCCGATGCTTTGAATTTACCAAAACCCGAACCTAAACAAGAGGTTATTCATAGGGAAGTCAAGTCGATCAAGACTGGTAGAACAGAAGCAGATAGAGACTATACTGAAGTTCGTGATAACCTAAAGCGTATTATCGAAAAGTCAGAAGAGGCTATCGAAAGTATTCTTGAGGTGGCTGTTGAAAGCCAAAATCCTCGTGCATATGAAGTTGTAGCGCAATTGATTACAACTTCTCTAGAAGCCAACAATAAGTTGATGCATCTTCATAAGCAGATCAAAGACATCAAGAAGGAAGAACCTGGTAAGACCACAACGGTCACCAACAATAGTATCTTTGTGGGCAACACCGCAGAGTTACAGAAGATGTTGCGTACTGCTAATACTAAGATGTTAGAAGATATGAGTAAGGAAGCAGACGATGCCAATTAAACAAGGAGACAGTTATCTAGGTAATCCTCTACTAAAAGGGCCAAATGTAGAAATGGATTATACCAAGGAGCAGTTGGCAGAATATGTCAAGTGTTCTAAGGATCCTGTTTACTTCCTTGAAAACTACATGAAGATTGTAACCCTCGATCAGGGGCCTATGGTCTTTAAAATGTATGGGTTTCAAAAGAAGATCATTAAGGCAATTCATACCAATCGTTTTGTTATTTCAAAGATTCCTCGTCAGAGCGGTAAATCGACCGTCATGTTGGGATACATCTTGTACAGTATTTTATTCACGCCCAATTATAAGGTAGCCGTTCTTGCCAATAAACTAAAGACTGCCAGTGAATTGTTAAACCGTCTAAAGTTTGCATATGAAAATCTACCCAAGTGGTTACAGCAGGGTGTAATCGAATGGAATAAGTTGAGTTTTAGTTTGGAAAATGGCTCCAAAGTTGTGGCTTCGGCAACAAGCGCATCTGCTGTCCGTGGTGATAGTTTTAACTTTTTGTTGTTAGACGAGTTCGCCCATGTACCTGAAAATGTAGCACAGGAATTCTTTTCATCCGTTTACCCTACAATCTCCTCGGGTAAGACTTCTAAAGTAGTAATTGTATCCACTCCTAAGGGAATGAATATGTTTTACAAACTATGGAAAGATGCAGAGAATAAGCGTAATCCTTATATTGCAATTGAAGCCAAATGGAGTGAGGTACCTGGTCGTGACAACAAATGGCGAGAAGTAACTAAATCAAGTCTTGCAAATGAGCGGCTATGGTATCAAGAATATGAATGCGAGTTTCTTGGCTCCGATGATACGCTTATCAAGCCTACCAAAATATCATCACTTGTATACGAACCTCCAATCTATCAAGATGATGAAGGTCTTATGGTATACGAGGCTCCGATAAAGAACCACATTTACGCGATGTGTGTAGATACTGCTCGGGGGCAGGGACAAGATTACCATGCTGCTACTGTAATAGATGCTACTCAAATGCCATATAAAGTAGTAGCCAAGTTTAGAAACAATACTATGCCAGTCATGGTTTTTCCAAATCTACTTGAGGTATTGGGCAATCGTTACAACGAAGCATATACTTTGATTGAGTTGAACGATACTGGTCAGCAAGTATCCGATATTTTGCGAGAAGAACTTGAATATGAAAATGTTATTAGTATTACGGTTAAGGGCAAAAAAGGACAGAAGGCAGGAGAGGGATTTGGAACGGGACGAGTTCAATACGGGGTTAGAATGTCCACTCAGATTAAGAAAACAGGATGCCTAGTTTTTAAAGAAATGATCGAGAGCGATAAGATCATACTTAATGACTTTGATACAATTGCCGAATTATCAACTTTTGTATCAAGAGGTTCTGCTTATGAGGCAAGTGCAGGATACAACGATGACTTGATCTCTACTCTAGTCTTATTTGGATGGCTTTCAACACAGCCCTATTTCAAGGATTTGGTAAATACCGATATCCGACAGAAATTATTTGAAACTAAACTGAAAAAATTAGAAGAAGATCTTGTTCCTTTTGGATTTTTGGAAATGGGCATAGATGATGACCGACAAGATGAGATTGATTTAGCGCGAGAAGACACCCCAAAAGAAGCCCGAATGAAACAAAATGCCTTTTGGAAGAGCGAAAAGGATGATGGTATCTTCGAAGGGGGTAACTGGTAGAAATACTAAATACCATCGTTCGCACTTTTGAATAATAACAGGAGACCGCCCATATGGGATTCCAAATCAGTCCTGGTGTAACGATCACAGAGAGAGATCTAACCACAATCATCCCCGCTGTAGCCACGACTAACGCTGGCATCGCGGGTTATTTCCAATGGGGCCCTGCGGATCAGCGGGTAATCGTCACCGATACCGCCAATCTTGCTGCTCTATTTGGTACTCCAAACGATGACAACTTTAAGTATTGGTACTCTGCTGCCAACTTCCTTGGTTACGGCAACAATCTTCAGGTTGTTCGCGTAACAGCCGGTACTGCGGGATCTTCTACCGCAAGAAATTCAGGACAAACTGGCGGACAAGCATATGTTCCAAATAGCGATACAGATACTACTACAGTAAGTACTGCTAGTGGTATGTTCTTTGCTAAGTATCCAGGTTCTTTGGGTAATAGTTTAGCCATTGAAATCTGTGGTGCTGATGCAGGGCTTACCGCATTTGCAGCATGGACATATGGAGCGCAATTTGATTCTGCTCCTAACACATCGAATTATGCTTCCAGTGTTCTTGGAATTACTCAAGGCAATGACGAAATGCATATAATTGTTCTTGATAGTGTCGGTAGAATTAGTGGAACTCCCGGAACCGTTCTTGAAAGATTCCAAGGGGTATCTATAGATTCTGCCGCAGTATTGGCTGATGGTAACAGCAATTACTTTAAGACAGTAATCAATCAGACTTCTAAGTATATCGGAGTAGCAGGATCTGTACAGACCTTTAGTGCATCACCGTTTACTGCGGGTGGAGTAACTGGTAGTGGGTTGACTGCTCAAGTTTCTGCTGGTGTCACTTATGGTGGTGTTGGAACTTGGAGTTATGACTCTACTGTACTTACCAATGCTCGTTATGGAACAGGCTACCCTGTTGGAGCAACAAGAAATCCAGGAAATGCTTCGGGTTCGACTGCATCGGGTGTCTTTAGTTTACAATTACAAGGTGGAACTGGTGAATTTGACTCGGACGCAGTTCGTTTGTTTGCAACTGGATTAGGATATGATAAGTTTAGCGATCCTGATCAGTCAGATGTTTCTCTTCTTATTGGTGGCCCATGCACAACCGGCAATGTTGGAAGTTTGGTAGCAATTGCAAACGCTCGTAAAGACTGTGTTGCCTTTGTATCGCCTCAAAATACCGATGCAACTACTGCTGAAGCAACCAAGTTGTCTACCGCAATTACTTTCCGTAATGCAGTTGGTAACTCATCCTACACCGTCATCGATACAGGCTACAAGTATCAGTACGATTCATACAATGATGTCTATCGTTATGTTCCACTTAATGCTGACATCGCAGGTCTCTGTGTTCGTACAGACTTAAGCAATGATCCTTGGTATTCACCCGCAGGATTTAATCGCGGCATCATTCGTAATGCGATTCGTCTAGCCTATAACCCAGGTCAAACGCACCGCGATACGCTGTATCAAAATGGCATCAATCCTGTTATTACAATGGCAGGACAGGGAACCTTACTGTTTGGCGACAAGACTGCACAAACTAAGCCGTCTGCATTTGACCGCATCAATGTACGCCGTTTGTTCATCGTCCTTGAGAAGGCAATTGCAACTGCTTCTAAGTATAGTCTGTTCGAGTTTAATGATGCATTCACTCGCTCACAGTTCCGTTCAATGGTAGAACCATTCCTTCGTGATGTACAAAGCCGCCGTGGTATCACCGACTTCCTAGTGAAGTGCGATGACTCCAACAATACGGCTGAGGTGATCGATGGTAACCGCTTCGTAGCAGATATCTTCATCAAACCTGCTCGTAGCATCAATTTCATCCAACTCAACTTCATTGCTACGAAGACTGGTGTTTCGTTCACTGAAGTAGGCGGTTAATATCTTCCTAAATAATAAGGAAAAAGGAGACACATAAATGGCATATAGCCAATTCAGCATAGACGCTTTCAGAGCGAACCTTATTAATGGTGGTGCGAGAGATAACCTCTATTTAGTCACAGGTTCATTCCCAAGTGGAGGTACCCGTGCCATCAACGCAGCAGCAGGAGTCGCAGGAGCGATCTTTGGTACTGCTGCTGCTGGTGCGGTTAGTGCAGTCGGTGGATTGGTTAACAACGGAAACGCCAATAGCCAAATCACCTTCCTCTGCAAGGGCGCATCGATTCCTGCTTCTACCCTTAGTGAAGGTACTGCCAACTTCATGGGTAGAACTATGAAGTTTGCTGCTGACCGTACATTTGGAGATTGGACATTGAAGGTATACAACGATGGTTCATATAATCTACGCAAGGCATTTGAATCTTGGTCAAACCTGATTAACTCCTATCAGAGCAATGTTGGGCCAAACAATTTCAACTCATACTTCATGGATTGGGCAGTACAGCCTCTTACCCGCGAAGGCAATGCGATTTGCACCTATAAGTTCGTTGGTTGCTATCCAAAGGAAATTCAATCAGTAGAACTTGCCTTTGATGCCAAGGGATCAATCTCTGAATTTGGTGTTGTGTTGTCGTATCAGTACTATCAGTTAGCAGGAACAACAACCTGAGTAAATTCAGGCAATAGAGAGGTTTAAAAAATGGAAGTGTTCGGCTTCAAGTTAGAGCGTACAAAGAAGCAACAAACTGATTTCAAAGCACTCAAGTCGTTCGTGGTTCCAACCACAGACGATGGTGCTATTCCAGTAGAAGCAGGTGGCTTTTACGGTCAGTATGTTGACTTAGATGGTTCAGTTCGTAATGATTTTGAACTGGTAGCCAAGTATCGGGAAATGTCAATGGATCCCATCTGCGAAATTGCAGTTGATGATATTGTCAACGAAGCAATTGTTTCAGAACCAGGTAAGATGCCTGTCAAATTGTCGTTTACTAATGACAATACTTTAAGTCCAAAAATCAAAAGTAAGATCGAAGAAGAATTTAAGAATGTTCTTCGTTTGTTATCCTTTGATTCACGCGGATATGAAGTCTTTCGCCGTTGGTATGTCGATGGTAAGGTATATTTCCATCTCATCATTGATGAAGAAAAGCCTGAAAAGGGAATTCTTGAAGTTCGTTATGTCGATCCGCTGAACATTCAGAAGATCCGCGAATTCAAGAAAGAAACTCGTCCTGATGGTACCAAGATCATCACAGGATTCCGTGACTTCTATCTTTACAACAAAGACAATCCAAAAGTTGGTTCTGCCCAAGGTATTAAAATCAGCGAAGATGCTATTGCTTTCTGCTCATCGGGACTATTTGATAGTCGGTATCGCCGTACTGTTGGGTTTATGCACAAGGCTATTAAGCCGCTGAATCAATTACGCATGATGGAAGATGCCGTAGTCATCTATCGTATTTCTCGCGCACCTGAACGCCGAATCTTCTATATCGATGTAGGCAATCTTCCAAAGACCAAGGCAGAAGCCTATGTCAAGGACATTATGAATCGGTATCGCAATAAGTTGGTCTATGACGCACAGACTGGCGAAATCCGCGATGACCGTAAGTTCATGTCTATGCTTGAAGACTATTGGCTACCCCGCCGTGAAGGCTTT